CTTTTGCCGTGAACTTTTTCAGTCCAGTCATTTAACTTCTCCTAGTAAGCGAGATTGTATTGTGTGGTCCCCGAAGGCAACCAAAATTATTTATCAAGAAAGGTCATGAGGTTTACCGTACAACGTTTGAATTTGATAAATAGGAGGTAGGTCCCTATGTATGACGCGATGAAAAATCTCATCCCAGTCGCAATGATTTTGATGACCGCCACTGCTGCAAATGCAGGCGGACTTGTTACTAAGCACGCTGCGAGTGTGCAGTTGACCGTGGATGCTGCAAGGAGCACGTCGTCTCGAATTGGGTCGTCGTTCAGTATCTCAGGATCAAATATAGATACAACCGATGGGAATACTGCGGGAGTAGTTTCCGCTGGAACTATTACTTCGGGTGTATATAGTCCAGGAACTATTAGTGCCACGCAGGATACTGCTGGTTCTGCATTTAGTTTCAGTCAATCTTATAACCAAGCTGATGCAATCCCTACCTCTGCTCCTACTACTGGTGCTGTTCCGAACTTCGGTTCAGTTACAAGTTATACAGCGGGAACAGCAGGATCGCTTGCTGGAACAGTCACTAGTGCGGGTAACCTCACGGTGACGGCTGGCGGAGCGGGTAGCAGTGCAATCGGACAATTCGTTTCGGAAATTACTGTAATTGACTGACGGAGGGTCCAATGAAAACCTTGATTCATTGGTCTGTTCTATCTGTGGTGGGTGCAAGTGCCATACTTGCTCCTGCCCAGGCGGTCCCCGTGGTCCCAAACTTCACGCAGGGAAGTATGTCGAGCCACACAGAGACAACTCAGACCATAACCGAGACCATAAATTCAATGGACTATTCGACTGGATATCAGTATTCAGCGACTGGTTCAGGCGTAACCGCTAATGGGAACTTGTCACCTGGCACAGGTTCCACCAATGTAACTATTAATGGAGTGACTTCGCAATGGACGGGAGCAACAAGCAAACCACAGTTCACACAAACAGTACCAGGGGACGCATTTCAGTTCACAGAAACTTACTCAGGTCCTGGTTTACAAAATCATACGATTATCCAAAGAGTGACAGAGGTCACAAGCGTAACCGACACTACAAGTATCTTCTCGCAATAGGTCTTACATGTGTATTCCCATCTCAATCTTTGGCAGAAACTATTGGCGGCGTCTCCGCTACTGCTTCTCCTGTTGCTAATTCCTCAGGTAGCGTTACAAATCAGGCGATCCAGGTATTACAAGGACCGTACATTACTAACACCTATGGTAATGGTATTCAATGTCAAGGTCCCACTAGAAATTTCACACCGTATCTAACAGGAACTGCATCTGCTTCTAAACCTTTTGAAGGTTACTATGATGATCCTGTATATGATGTCAGTGACATAAACGAAGATGGTTTGATAGACAATCCAGGCTCCATTCTCTTCCACAAGAGAACAAGAACGGGACAGAAAGATAATTATAGTCTCGGTGCAGGATTCTCTATCACATGGTCCACACCATTAGATAAGAAATTACAGGACCAATGTAAGGAAGCAGCACAAGCGAACATCGACATGATGACTCAGTTGACTGCTAATAAAAGATTAGATTTTGAGATCGCGAGACTCAAAAATTGTGGCGAATTGATGAAGGCTGGAATTATGTTTGCACCTGGCACACAGTATGCAAAGATATGTGCTGATGTCATGGTGATGAACGTGACCCATGTTAAGGATCACCGTCACTCTATTTCCCCTTCGGTTTCAAGACCTTCCTCAACGCAGCAATCGCTTGATTCCGATCCCTCTGCTCAGAGCGACGCTCCCGTACGCTTAGAGGTCGTACCTTCTTCCCACGAAGAGTCGCAATCTTCTTCATTACCTTCTTCACAGTCGGCTTCACAACTTTCAGAAGCAGATCGGCAAAGGGTTTTGCGAGCAGTGCAGAAGTCGTCGCAACGACAGCAATACTCGCAGTAGTTGTTACTGTTCCTATGGGTGGTATAGCATTTACCACCTGTTCAGTTAGTCTTACATCTTCTACCAGTCGTACACACTGCTTACCTTCTAGTCTGTAACCAGTAACTCTCTTACGACCACTGTCAAAGATGAATCCAACGGGTTCTTCTGCCAGTTGTTTGTTTGTAGGACACTGTATTTTTACAACCTGAGGTGGAGTCCCAGGCACCTCTGTCTGTGGTGTCTCTGTCCGAGGTTTTTCTTTTGTTCTTGTGTCTACATTGGGAGCAGGTGTCATTAATATCTGCTCAGGTTCAAACTGCATGGGATTGAAGTTTGGCATCCCTGCATCACAGTATGTCACGGTGCCCTTAGGGTCGTCACCGATGGCATTTTTATTCTTTTTATTGTTAGTGGTGTGTGCTTCTACACAACCAGGCATGTTGACAATGGGTGTCCCGATATCGACAACAACAGGCGCAACAATGTACCCTCTTGCTGAGGGTTCATTGAAGTTCCATGTGGGTATTTCAAGGATTTTAATATCTCGGATACCAACAGTGTTGGTGCCGATCTCAGGAATTTCCATAATCTAACTCAGAAAGGAAGTCCGATGCCTCCACCAGTTGCAGGAGCACCAGTTGCACCAGGAAGTACGCCACCAGTGGCACCAGGAAGTTCAGGAACCTCTGGCATGAGACCACCGACCAGACCAGGCAGAGCACCTACGACTGCTTCGGTTGCTGCTGCTGTTGCTGCCTCTTTGGCAGACTCAATCAGAGCATCTTTTTGGATATACACATAGGCACCTGCTCCTACAATGGATGCGGTTCCTAGGAACGATAGCACTGCGAGTGCATTAATTACTTTTTGCATTGTCTTCCTCCTTTTTACCGATGGATGGTGCCTTTTTAGGAGCACTGCCGTTCTTGGCAGGACTCAATCCGAACGCAGCTAGCGATCCAGAAAAGACCGAGGCGATGAACGTGGGATCAAAATCTAAAATCTTCTGACCGTTAGGCAGTCGGACGTAGGAAAATGTGAGAAGGGACGCAGACCAAATAAGTACAACGACTTTCACTAGATTACCAAGGACTTCACTTTTATCTTCATCTTGGTCTTCCTTCTCTACTTTGGGCTTGGTATCAGCCATGAATAGAGGGGTAAGGCACCACTATTTATGTAGCACATCATTACCGATGAAGAGGAAATCAACACCCTTTTTAGAGAAGAGTTCCTTTGCTTCCCATTTCTTACCAGCAATAGGACTTCCACCTATATTCAGTGAAGTATTGAGCAGTACACTGTCACCTGTGAGTTCTTTGTACTTCCTCATGAGTCTTGCAAAGCAATCATCACCCTCTACTGTCTGTATTCTGGTAGATTTATCGATGTGAGTAACAGATTCTAGTCCAGGATCTATGCACTCTACGTTGACATTCATCCAGGGCACTGCTGCATCAGGATGTACATCAAAATACTTGTGTGCATCACCTCTCAGCACTGCTGCACCGAATGGTCGGAAGGACTCACGATGCTTGACCTTAGAGTTCAATACATCCTTCATGTTTTTGAGTCTAGGATTGCACAAAATGCTCCTATGACCCAATGCACGGGGTCCAATCTCTCCATGACCCTGATACCATGCAATGATATTACCTGCTGCTAGTTCTTCTGCTGCCAAGGTAATAGTGTCATCATTAACTTCCTCTGTACCCTCGTCAGATTGCCAGAATGGGAACCCTGTGGAGTCAAATTCTTCCTCATGGAAGTGTTGACGAAGGAACTCAACAGCACCAAGTGAAAGACCACAATCGTTGGCATGTGGGATGGTGTTAAGGGATGTACCAGTACGTGCTATTGCACCATTAAACATGGAATTCTGTGCCACACCACCAGTAAACCCAACAAGTTCCTCACTGGGTCCGAGGTACTCTGCTAAAAGTTCGGCCGTGAACTCATGCACCGTGCGTAACCAGTTAATATCGAACTCTCCGTCCCACTTTCGGGTCCATTGATCGTAGTTCCAGATGTGTTTGATCTGACTGATAGGGAACTGACGTAGAAATTTAATATAGTCCTGATCAACCAGTCCATATGCTGCTAGACCCATCACTTTTCCTGCCAAATCTAGACCATCTGGGGTCACATCTTTGAGTCCAAGGGTAGCACCTACCTTTGCCATCTCAATACCGATGGAACCATTCTTGTCAAGGGTATGTGCAA